TGTCATGGTCGATCCTGGAACCCACCAGACCCTTTGTTCCCAATTGGCACATTGAGGCAATCTGTGACCACCTCACAGCAGTCAGTGACGGTGAGATAAACCGTCTCCTCATTTCCGTCCCACCTGGTTGCATGAAGTCCCTCACCACTGACGTGTTTTGGCCAGCTTGGTTGTGGGGACCTCAGGACCGTCCAGACCTCCGTTTTGTCTCTGCCTCCTATGCAGAGGCTCTGACCGTCCGTGATAATCGACGTTGCAGAAACATCATTCAGTCAGACTGGTATCAGAGACTCTGGGGTGACCGTTTCTTTCTCGTTGAGGACCAAAACGCTAAGGTCCGATATGAGAACAACCACAGGGGGTTCAAGATTGCAACCTCTGTGGGGGGACTGGGGACTGGTGAGCGTGGAGACATTTTCACTGTGGACGATCCTCACAACGTGCAGGAGGGTGAGTCCCAAGCCAAGCGTCTAGGAGCAATCAACTGGTTCAAGGAAGTTGTCCCCACCCGTGTGAATGATCCTATCAGTTCAGCTATTGTTGTCATTATGCAGAGAATTCATGAGCATGACGTCTCAGGTGTGATATTGGAGGAGGGGTTAGGGTATGAACACCTAATGCTCCCCATGAGGTTTGAGCCTGATAGACGTTGCACTACCTCTCTTGGGTTCACTGATCCACGTGAGGATGAGGGTGAGCTGATTTGGCCAGAGAGAATGCCCCTGGAGACAGTGGAGCGTGACGAGAAAGTTCTTGGTCCCTATGCCACAGCTGCACAACATCAACAGCGTCCAGCACCTCGTGGAGGTGGAATGTTCAGGGAGGACTGGTTTGAGATTGTAGAGGCTGCTCCTGCCAAGGCTAAAAGGGTCAGAGGTTGGGACCTGGCTAGCACTGAGAAACAGAACTCCCCCTACACTGCTGGTGTGCTCATGAGTAGGACCTCTGACGGAATCTACTACATTGAGCACGTGGTCAGGTGTAGACGCTCCCCTGATAAGGTTGAACGAGCACTCAAAAACACTGCCTCCCTGGACGGACCCAAAGTCACCATTGACATTCCACAGGACCCTGGTCAAGCAGGCAAGTCTCAGGTCCGTTACTTCACAAGTATTCTAGCTGGCTACGTGGTCAGGTCCTCTCCTGAGACTGGTGACAAGGAACTCAGAGCTGAGGGTCTATCTGCTCAGGCTAGTGTGGGAAACGTCAAGCTGGTCCGTGGATCATGGAACAGACCATTTCTGGACGAGGTGACCGTTTTCCCTCGTAGCAAATTCAAGGACCAGACTGACGCTGCAAGTAGAGCTTTTGCTTTCCTAGTTCCCAAAGGTAGGGGTCAGAGGCTAGGTGGTTCTCCTGTTGAGGTGAAATATGCAAGGTAACGCTTTATCACTCGTCAAGGGAATTCCAGCTGGTGTGGCTGTCCATAAGGCTGCTCCTGCAACTGTCACGCTGGGTGTTGGTGGTTCAGTGGTTCATGGTGGTTACCTCTCTGAGGAGTGGGAGACCAACCAGAAACTCCAGGGACTCACCAAGTGGAAAACCTATGCAGAAATGTTGGTCAACACTGACATTGTTGGAGCTGGTGTCAGATACTTCCTCAACTTGGTTGCCTTTCCTAAATGGACTGCTAAGCCTGCTGTGGAGGGTGACACTGTTGCTAAGGAGCTGGCTGAGTTTGTTGAGGAAGTCATGGGGGACATGGACACTCCGTGGGCAAGGGTTGTCAGACGTGCTGCTATGTATAGGTTCTATGGCTATACCTGGCAGGAGTGGACAGCCAAGAAACGTGAGGACGGGAGGATTGGGTTCCTGGACGTTGAACCCAGACCCCATAAAACCATTGAGAGGTGGGACCAGGACGAGCATGGAAAGGTTATTGGTGTCTGGCAGCGTGACCCCAAGAAAGGTGTGGAGTTATACCTCCCCAAACCCAAGTCTATCTATATGGTGGACGATTCTCTCAGTGATAGTCCTGAGGGGTTGGGTCTGTTCCGTCACATTGCTGGGAGTGCTAATAGGCTTGACACCTACCTCAAACTTGAGGGGATAGGGTTTGAGACTGACCTCAGGGGGATTCCCCTTGCTCGTGCTCCTCTGGCTCTCCTGGACGCTCAGGTTAAGGCTGGGGAAATCACAGAGACTCAGGCTACTCAATACAAGGCAGCTCTCCAGACGTTCATTGAGAACCACTACAAGTCTCCTGAGTCAGGTCTCATTCTGGACTCCTACACCTACACCACTGAGGACGAGAAAGGGACACCCTCTGGTCAGAAACAATGGGACCTTGAATTGCTCAAGGGGGGACAGACCTCTCTCCCAGACCTAGCTAATGCAATCACGAGACTCAACCATTCTATTGCTCGTCTGCTTGGTGTTGAACACCTGCTCCTTGGTTCAGACAGTAAGGGGTCTCACGCTCTAGCTCAGCAGAAAACTCACCAGTTCTATCTCATTGTCAATTCCACTCTCAAGGAAATAGTCCAGACCTATGACAAGGACTGGCTGGACCCCCTGTGGAGTTTGAATGGTCTCCCACCTGATTTGAAACCGAAACTTGAGGTGGAGGAGGTCCAGTTCCGTGACGTGGAACAGGTGACAGGTGCTCTCCGTGACCTGGCTCAAGCAGGTGCTCCATTGATTGCTGAGGACCCAGCTGTGAACGAGGTCAGGACAATGGTTGGACTCCCTAAGGTAGACGATATGGCTGGAGCCACTGACGCTGCCATTGGGGGAGGCACTGGGGAACCTGAGCCTCCTACTGAGCCTGAGGTCCCTGAGGATGAGGAGGAGTAGTCATGGCAGTAGTTCCAGGGACAGACAGCTACGTGAGTAACGCTGAGGCTAACACCTACTTTGGTGGTCACCTGGAGTTTGCAAAGTGGGATGGTTGGGCCGATGACTATAAGGACCGTGCTCTGATAACTGCTGCACGTCTGCTGGACCGTCAGGTGTGGCAGGGTGAGAAATACCAGCAGGCTCCCACTCAAGCAATGGATTGGCCAAGGTCAGGACTCACTGACGAGGAAGGTCAAGCCATTGATGAAACGGCAGTCCCTCAGTTCATAAAGGACGCTCAGTGTGAGATAGCACTCTGGTTGGGCAAAAACCCAGTAGCTCAGACCAGACGTAGCTCAGGCTCCAACATTCAAAAGCTGAAAGCTGGGTCAGCTGAAATTCAATTCTTTGGTAACTGGACGAGTGGGACAAGGTTCCCCACTCATATTCACGAGCTGATTGCACGTTACCTGGAGGGGTCCACAGGAACGATCCTGAACCCCTTTGCTGGTGGGACTGACCAGGAAACCAGGATTGAGGACTACTCAGTAGGAAAGGGGTTGTAACATGAGGGACCTAATTCCCAGAGGAGAGACGGTCATAGCCTATGGCAGGAATCCTGACATTGACAGTGCTGCTGCTGAGGACATTATTGACCAGGGGGGGAGCTTTGTCTATCCCACCTCAGCTGAGACTCTGGAGATTGTCAGTGCTAGTGCCAACGATGATGGTGACCCTGTTGGTACTGGAGCACGGACTGTCAAGGTTACTGGTCTGGACGCTGACTACAACCTAGTCTCTGAGACTGTCACTATGAATGGTGCTACAGCTGTGGAGCTTACTGGGAATGACTATCTCAGGGTTTTCTCAGTTGAGGTTGTTACTGCTGGTTCCGTTGGGACCAATGATGGTGCCTTGACACTGAGGGTCAGTCCTGCTGGTGCTACAAGGGTTCAGGTCCTTGCTAACAGGGGACGTTCCCATGTTGCCTCCTACACAATCCCTGCTGGAAAAACTGGTTACCTGGTGACGGTTGATGCAGCCATACTGCCTGACATTCCGTCTAACGCTGAGTGTGAGATTGAGCTGCTGGTCAGGGAGTTCAATGCTGCTCCAGCTTGGCAGGTCAGATACTCCATGTCCATACAGCAGTTTCCCAGTAGGATTCCCTTTAGGGACTTCATTCTCCCTATGAGGATTCCAGAGAAATCTGACCTCAGGTTGAGGGGTAGCTCCTCTGTGGATAATACCCCAATGTCAGGGACTCTCCACCTGCTTGTTGTCTAGGAGTAAGTCAAATGCCTGAACCGTTTGACATATTTGGTGAGGACATAGCTGGACTGATAGGTGAACACCTTTCAGAGCATGTCTTTGACCTCACCCTCACTGTGGTGACACCAGGCACACGTGGAGTTAACCCTACTGCTGGGACTCAACCAACAACAGCTGACCACACTGTGAAAGGCTGGGAGGATAGCTACTCTGAGAGACAGGTTGATGGTCAGATGATCCAACAAGGTGACAGGAAAATTTCAATCCTTGGGAGTTCTCTCCCGTCTGGAGTAGTCCCCAAGCCTAATGATGAAATCACATTGGCTGGGGTGACCAGAACCATTTGTGAGAATGGGGTCAAGACTGACCCTGCTCACGCTGTGTTTGAGTGCCAATGCAGGTAATGAATTACACTGAGAGCTATGTTGACAGGTTCCTCAAGAACCTGTCCAAAGCGTCTGAGTTTATCTTTGACCCTGCTGAGCGTTTACACACCCTGGTTAACACATGGGACCTCAAGCTGAGACGTGAGTTCCTGGAAATGGTTAAGCAGATCAGGTCCTCTGTTACCCTTGACAGACTGACTGACCTGATTGTGAGAGGACAAATAGACCAAGCCTTTGCTGAGGCTGAGGCTTATGTCCTCAAGTTTGCTGACGCTACTAATGAGGCTTTCACCTCCTCTGCTAGGAGCACAGCTGACTTTTACAACACAGCTGGAATAGCTGTGACTTTTGACAGGGTGAACACCAGAGCTGTTGAGGCTATGCAACAGAACCAGCTCAGGTTGGTCCGTGAATTCCTGGACGAGCAAAGGAGAGTCACACGTCAGGCAATGGTGGAAGGTATCTCCCAAGGTCTGAACCCACGTGACCAGGCTAGAATGTTCAGGGACTCCATAGGCTTGACAGAGCGTCAGGAGAGAGCTGTTGCAAGGTACAGGACGCAACTGGAGCAGAATGACCTATCAGCTCTCAGGAGGCAGCTCAGAGACAGGAGGTTTGATAGAACCTTTAGACGAGCTGTCAAGGATGGAAAGTTCCTCAATGACGAGCAGATTGACAGAATGGTGGGACGTTACCGTGAACGCTATATCAAATATCGTTCAGAGGTGATAGCTAGGACTGAGGCTCTGAGGTCCACTCACCAGGGTAATGAGGAGCTGTACCGTCAAGCGTTTGAAACAGGAAAGCTGAATCCTGAGGAGGTAGTCAGGGGTTGGAGTACAGAGATAGACGGGAGGGAACGTCCACACCACCACAGCATGAATGGACAGGAACGTGGGGTCAATGAACCCTTTGTCTCCCCTCTTGGAAATTCCCTCATGTACCCTGGAGACCCTAAGGCTCCTGCTGAGGAGACCGTTCAGTGTAGGTGCTCAGTCTGGACTAGAGTAAGGAGGCTAGAGAATGCCTAGTAAGACAAAACAGGTTCACCTCATGGAGAACCTGAAAATTGGAGGCTCCTTGTTTGTTGATGGAGCCAAGCCTACTGTCCCAGCTGCCTTGACCAACCAGGCTCTCAGTCCTGTGATTCAGCAATTGGAGATTCCACTCTCCTCTTTCTCTGTCACGGTTACTGATACTGGTGGAGCTAATGGTGGTTATGGGACCCAGGAGTTGCTGACGTTCCCCTCCAAGCATGTTCTACTCCTTGGTTGCATGATGGACCTTGCCGTGGTTGCTGCTGCTGGGATTGCAGCTGACGCAACCTTGGCTTTTGCCATTGGTACGGCAGCTGAGGCAACTGACGACACCTTGGACAGCACTCAGGCTGACAGGATTGCAAGCACAGCCTGTGCTCTGACTGCCAGTGCTGGCAGCTGTGACAACAGTGGTCCTGCTGCTCCTGCGGTTGTGGACGCCACTGCTGGAACGTCCAAGCTCCACCTAGATGTTGGCTGTCCTGACGCTGACATTACAGCCAGCAGCAGTGTTGCTCTCACTGGGTCAATTCACATTTTCTACATTGACCTCAGCCAGGGTGAGGCGTAATGAGGAAAGAGAAAGCCTTTAGGCCACCACTGGTGGTCAGAGAAACTGCTCACCAGGCTCTTAGCCTGGAGAGGAGTCACCTCCCTGTGGGACCACCTCTCCACACAGGTCAGGAGATTGCTCTCAGTGATATACGTGGAATGTATGCCTTCCTTGATGGTAACAGGGAGGCACACAGACCAGACCTCACCAAGAGTGACCCTCCTGACAGTGTGGTTCAGTGGGATATGTGGGGAGGTTATCCTGGACTTAGGTGGTCCAGGAGAATCCTCAGGAGAGAGAACCT